AACGCTTACTTTAATTATGATCATAGTTGCGGCTGTGGTTATATTTGCTACCATAGTCGTGCTTGTTGTGGCAAAATTTACCGGACTCAAATGGAGCGTGTCCAACCTGATTTTTGCGGCGGCGAGTGACGGATTTTATTTTACGGGCACAAATAATCAAGATTCATACTTTTTCGCGGAGTGGTCGGAAATCGCAGGTTACTCGATTGCTAATGAAAAAAACGGGATTGCTAACGTAACGTTATATTTTTCTACGCCCGCCGACTGCGGAATTTTCGGGAGAGAGTTAATTTTATAGATATGGTAAATATTTCGGGACTCGAAACGCTCAAATCGGTCTTTGAAACCTATAATATCAAAGAGCAGCCTAAATAATATCTTAATTTGCAAAATGGAATGGACACTTATTACCCAAACACTGTTTATTTTTTTGTGAAAATTCGCAAATAATATTATCTATTTCCATTTGTATGTTATATTTTTCTTTTACAAACTTTACCGCATGGGTAAGCGAAAGAAACGCGTTGCGCTTGCAACACCGCGCGCCGCCGAGTTTGCTCATGTCCGCCAATACCGCGGCAGTATATTCCATATTATGTTTATAGTATTTGTCGTCGCTTAACGGACTTGTGCCGTGAATAATGGATAATGCCGCGCCGATGGACGCGACGGAGCCGCAAACGCCCCAATACCCGCACATTGCGCCGGGCATTTTAATCGCGCGTTTTGCAAGCTCGTCCAAACAGCGTTCGAGATCGATAGATTCGCCCGCATTTTTGAATGCGGTTAAAAACGCTGCGCCGTCAAGAAAATGATGTTCGGGACCGTGAATATTAACAAAGTCGTTTTGCATAATTTTCAACGCGATAGCGACGGGATTCTTTTCGCAATCGCATTTGACGACGGCTTTTTTGATTAAATCGTATTTATCCTCTAACGAATATTCCGACATTTTATCCTCAAATCATTTTATATTAAAACGGAACCTTATATTTTTATAAGGTTCCGTTTTGGTGGAGCTCGGGGCTTCAAAGTCGAACACTTCGCCAGCGTCGCCCCAGCTCTCCAAATCGTTCACAAAGTCGTAATTTATGCCGTCCTGATCGCCCGTGAAGTTACAAACCGCGCGGAAGTGGTCGTCGTACAGGTAAACTTTTGAAACGAACACCTCGATGAACGTCTCCCTGAACTTCGGATCTGAAGGATCCCCGTCGCGGAAGCGTTCGAGCCAGAACGTCAACTGATCTCGCGTCAACTGCGGTTGCTGGATCTTCTCGTCCTCAATCGCGACTTCCAAATCAACCCGCCGCGCTTCAAGCTCGTCAAGCCGTTGCTTCGTGCTGGGGGAGATGATGCCCTGCTCAATGGCGGCGATCAGGTTCGCGATCGCGCGCTTTACTTCAGCGAGTTCCGTCTCAAACCCACGAAGAACGCTGTCGTCTTTTTCGCGTTCCTGCAGATCCATAGCCGCGTCAACTATCACGCGGATGACGTCGTCAGTCAGGCACCGATCCCGCAGGAGCCTGACAAGCGTCTCCTCGATCCAGTCCTTTTTGACAGGCTTCTTTCTGCAAGCACGGCGATGCTTGCGTTCTCCGCAAGAATAGTAATAATACTTTTTGCCGCTTCGGCTGGTGCCGCTTTCGCCGATCATCGGACTTCCGCAGTGTCCACAGAAGAGCTTGCCGGTCAGTATATAGTCAACTTCCGTTCTGCTCGCACCGGGGGCGCGGGCGACTTTTTTCATGCGATCCTGCACTTCGTTGAATAACTCCTTTGATAAAATTGCCGGGATGCCGCCCTCGACGCGGACGTCGCCCCAACGATAAACGCCGATATACTTCTCATTCCGCAAAATGCGGTGCAGGCTGTTTTTATTCCAGCGCGAGCCAGTGCTGGTTTTCAAGCCTCGCGCATTCAGGGCGTTGATTATCGTGATCACATTCGCACCGCCTGCGTACATCTCGAAAATATCGCGGACGACGGTCGCGCCTGCGGGCTCGATCGTATACCGTCCGTCGGTGCCTTTCATGAGCCCGATCGGCATCGCGCCGTTGTTTACTTTGCACTCGAGCGCATTCTCGCGCATCCCGCGCATTATGTTCTGCGACAGGTTCGCGCTGTAATATTCGGCGGATCCTTCCAGCACAGACTCAAGGAGAATACCCTCGGGGCCTTCTGGTATTGATTCCTTTGCATACACGACGCGGACACCGTTCTTCTTCAGCTTCGCCTTATAGGTTGCGCTATCGTAACGGTTACGAGCGAAGCGGTCAACCTTATAGCAGAGAACAAGCTGCCACCGTCCTTTCGCGGAGTCGCGGATCATCTTCTGGAATTGCTCGCGCCGATCGGTGGTTCCCGTCAAAGCGCGATCGCTGTATTCGGCGACGATCTGGATGTCGTTCCGCTGCGCCCACTCGCGACACTCCCGAAGCTGTTGCTCGATGGACGTGTCTTTTTGCGCGTGGCTGGAATAGCGCCCGTAAAAAGCCGCCCGCATCATAATGCACCCCGGCGGCGGAACGGTCCGCTGTATTCTCTTATGGCTTCCGACAGGCTACAACCTGCGGGGGCCGTTTTTTCGTTTATTGTCATCGTCAGTTCTCCGTGCGTTGCTTCTGTTTTTCTTCCAGCTCGAAGGCGTAAGCCATAAGGGCAGTGCGGCCCTTGACGTCAAGCACTTCAAGGATGCGGAGAAGCTCGACCTCGTTATCATTCAGCTCCCGCTCAAAAAAACCGCCATTTTTTACTATTAGCGTTGTCGCATGATTGCCTTGTACAATGGCGCTCTGTTGTATATTGCTTGCTGTGTTACAGCTACGGTCGTCGCTGTCGCCTATAAGATACATCGGCGTCACGTTAAAGAAGGAAGCGATCGCCGCGACGGTTGACAGCATAGGCTCTTGTGTGCCCAATTCATATCTGGATACCGTGCTTTTATTTAATCGAATAGTTTGCTGAAATTGATTAAACCGTGTGCAGAATGCATCCATTGAAAGGTTGCGCTCGCTCCGTAAGCCTCTCAAACGCTCTCCGAACCTGCTATCTTTATCGGGCTTGTGTTTCATCTTGTTATCACCTCCGAAATAATTATAACCCGAATACAGGGAAAAATCAATAAAAAACAGGGAAAAATCAAAAGAAATTTGCGAAAAACCGTTGACAAACCTAAATTTTTGAGTATACTTGTAATCGTAAGCGATAACAAAGCGTCGTCAACCGCGACGACAAAGGAGTAAAACATGAAAGTACAAAACCACACGACAGCGATCGAAAAAGCCCTGCACCTCGACGAGGGAAGCGTAAAGCACGAAGGCAACTTTCTCTTTTCGGGAAAACTGAACGGCTGCAAGGTGATGATATGCACGGAGCCAGTCGACGAAATGCAGAACGAGATCTCGATCTACAGCATGGAAATCGGGGAAGTCGAGCAGGAAGAAGCAAAACCCGCCACTGCAGAGAATCCAGTCATTGTAATCACCTCCGACACAAGGGGATATGACGGCTGGGTGTCGGGGGAAATCAAAACCGTAAACGCCACCTATAACTTTGACGCAAAGGTTTTCAACGAAAAAAGCCAGTTCGGAATTTACAACGGAAGAGTCAGCAAGCTCTGCGTATTTAGCGGAAAGACATATTTCGCCAACTATGATAGAGGCTGGGACATAAGACCAACGGCCGAGTTCAAACCGATTTATAAAGCGTTAATGAAAAAGCTCAACGGGCTCCCGAAGGTGTAAGTAACAGGAGGCAAAACAATGAAAGAACGGAAAAAAGGCGAAGACTGGGAGCGCTTCAACACGCTCGCCAAAATATGCGAGCGAGCCGAAAAGCTCGGCATCAGGAAAGGCACAAGAATGACAGCCATGCTGGACGTGGATCTTGCCGATAAACGCTGGAATCTACGGCTCGCCGACTGGCTCGCTGCCGACGACTTCAACTTTATACACGACTTCGTCGGCATCCAAAACCACGTCGACAGAATCACCCAAACATTCGATAATAGGTTCCTGCCGAGGTTCGCAGGAAAAACAGCATAGGAGGTTAACCATGAGAGTAGTAGAATACGAAGGCGGTCGCCCCATTTACGAGCTCACGCTCGACGAGTGTAAAACATACGGCTACTGCTACCCGTGCTACGGCGCGTGTATAGGCTACGAACCCGACAACCCGAACGATCTCGAAGAAACTGCCGGGAATATCGAATACGTCCGCGACTGGCTTAGGAGGTAATGATGGGTATGAAATACATCGTAAACCTCTCGGGAGGGAAAGACAGCACCGCGATGCTCCTGATGCTTTTGGAAAAAGAGTGCCCCGTCGATTATATTCTTTTCGCAGATACAGGCAAAGACTTCCCGCAGATGCACGACCATCTTCGCAAACTCACCGAGTACATAAAAGTGCACCATCCAACTGCTCCCCCCATCACTATCTTGAAAGCCGAAAAGTCGTTTGACTACCTTATGTTCGATCACATTAAAACGAAAGGCAAACGAAAAGGATCCGCAGGGTACGGCTGGGCGACAATGCTTGCACGATGGTGCACGGCCGCGCTAAAAACAGCAGTTATCGCGAAGTTCTGCCGCGAAGTCATCAATGACAACTATTTGCACTATATCGGCATCGCCAGCGATGAGCCAGAACGACTGAAGCCCGACACACACAAAACGTACCCTCTCGCAGACTGGGGAATTACGGAAGCGACGGCACTGGCATATTGCTACGAACGCGGTTTTGACTGGGGCGGACTATACCAACACTTCGATCGCGTTTCATGCTGGTGTTGCCCCCTCAAAAACCTGAAAGAGCTCCGAACGCTTTGGAGATATTACCCAGAACTATGGGCAGAACTGAAGCGCATGGATGAGCGAGCTCATAATCAATTCCGCGCAGATTATTCTGTCGCCGAACTGGAAGAAAAGTTCAAACGAGAAGATGCAGGCGAAACCAAAAAACCGACGCCGAAAAGCACAGCAGCCTACGGCGTAAAAAAATAAAAAAGGAGAACCAAAAAATGAACAAAGAAACTAAGACCGCAAGACAGCACCACGCCCCCTACATAACATTCAAGCTCGCAATAGCGGGCAAGGGCTTAACTCTGCGCGACGTTGCCGCCGCAATTGATGTTACGGAAAGCACTCTCTCGCAGAAAATCAACGGTGCTTCGGACTTCTATCTGTCGGAGATCCGCAAGATCTGCGATACGTTCGGCTTCGACAAGTCTATTTTTTTTGCCGAGAGCGTTGCTTAAACGATAACAAAAAGGAGCCTTTTACGATGACAACAGAGCAAGAAGTCAGGACGGCGTTTCCAAACATAGATCCAAGCATCGCCGCCAAAATAGCTGAGGTCGCCAACGAGAACGGCATCAAGAATATCGACCAGCTCAAGGCGGCTGTTGACAAAGCAGTCGAAGCCCTGCGCTACGTTTGCGACATCATTCGCGAAGCAGGCAAGTCGATCAGCTATACATACAACGCGATCCTCCGCGCCGTCGCCACACCTAAAGAATGGCACCTGATGCACCACGCAAAACGGCGCCGCACTCGGAAGAAATATGAGAACCGCATCGCCCACAGGACGAAGGCGCTCATCGGTGGGAGGTGCACATGAACGGTCCGACCGTAATCGCAGAGAACATACCCAGAACCCAGCGCGAGCGGCTTGCCGCTTCGCTCCTGAACAGCGTCCGCACCGCCTTTGAGGATCCGAAGATCCAGCAAGAGTTCGCGGACTGGCAAAAACGAAAAAATCAACCCATTAAGGAGGCAAACAATGAACTCACTCGCAGACCTGAATGAATACCTATTCGCGTCACTTGACGCAATAACGAACGACGACTTGTCGGACGAACAGCTTCAGCGCGAAATCAACAAAGCGCAAGCCGTAACCAAAATCTCCGAGACCGTCATCCGCAACGGCGAGTTGGCGCTCAAAACGATGCAGATGATGAACCAGTACAACTACGAAACCGACAACGGCGATCCGATCCCCGTTCCTGAGATGCTTGAATACAAACCGCGCGGAGAGCGGGGTAAAAATTTGCTCGGGGCAGGTAAGTAATGGCGCATCGCTACACTCAAGAACAGCGCGACTTTATCGTCGCAAATATCAAAGGCAGGCGCTACGCCGAGCTGGCTGAGCTGATGAGCGAGCACTTCGGCATCCCCTTCACAGGCGGACAACTCCACGCCTACGCGCAAAACCACGACCTTACGAACGGAATGCCGAGCGGTCGGATCGTCGGAGAGCGTCCGCGCCTGTTCTCGGAGGAGATCCTGCACTTTATCAGGGAAAACGCCAAAGGGAAAACAAACGACGAGCTCCAGAAGCTCGTGAACGACACCTTTGGAACTGAATACACCGTGATGCAGGTCAAACAGGTCAAACAGCGCAACCATATCACCAGCGGACTCGACGGTCGCTTCCAAAAAGGGAACCCCGCCCACAACAAAGGCAAGAAAGGCTACTACGCGCCGGGGAGTGAAAAAGGCTGGTTTAAGAAGGGAAACACCCCTCACAACCACCACGAGATCGGAACGGAAGTCATTACGACAGACGGCTACCCAGCAGTCAAGATCGCGGAGCCGAATGTCTGGAAACTGAAGCACGTTCTCGTCTGGGAAGAAGCAAACGGTCCAGTGCCCGAAGGTCATGCGGTTATCTTCTTAGACCGCGACCATACAAACACCAAACTTGAAAACCTCGCACTCGTCTCACGCGCCGAGCTTCTGGAACTCAATCGGCGCGAGCTCATAAAGGACGATGCCGAACTCACTACATCGGGCATTTTGATCGCCCGAATCAACTGCAAAATATCAAAAATTAAAAGAGCCAAAAAGGAGGCAAAAACACAATGAATACCAAAATCGCGGAAACCATCCGAAGCGATTCGGACTTCTACTTCGGAGATGTAAAAATGATCGGATGCTTCGCCACCAAGAAGAAAGCGCACTACGTCGCACTCAGTGGCGGCGGAAAAGTGACTGACAAAAAGACCGGGCTTGATCTTGTGGTCATAAAAGTCCCCTCGTCTCAGCTTTGCGGACTTTATACCGACAGCAACGGCGACCAGTACAGCATCCCTACGGGAACCCTCGCGCTTGTTCCGCTTGAGCTCGTGGGAAGTCAGCCGATCAGCACAATGACTGGTGGGCGCGTGATATTCGGATGCGGTGATGCGCAACTGGAAGCAGACGGTGATCTCGTAAAAATCACACTTCCGAGCGCAGAAGTGGTCAAACTTCACACACGGAGGACAGCATAATGAACGCAACGCCCGAAGAAATCGCCCAGAACGGCGCACAAACGCTCGAAACGCCGACCGTCGAGGAAACGAACGCCGCAAGTCAAAAGTCGCAGAGAACGCAAAACACGGGCTCTAAACGGCTGAAAGACAGGAAAAAGCTCAACCTGAACGAGAAGATCCTCGAAATCAAAAAACTGATCGCTGCCGATTCGAACAGTCCGATCACGATCAATATCAAAGGTGTCGATGCAGATAAGATACTCGAGTCACTGGAAGATGTCCCTATCACTACCGTGGCTCTCGAAACTACGCTCACGCCCGCGATGGTCTTTGACGTCTTACTCGCAAGCATGAACGCCTACGGTGTTGACTGGTGGATCGCTTCGGAAAAGCCCACCCAGAGAGACGCCAACGGCTCCGAAACCTGCTACAAGGTGCACAAGCTGTCGCAGTCAAACACTGGGCTCTGGGTGTACGAAGCAACGCTTGAAATCATGCTCGTCAACGTCGACAATACCGACCAGACCGAGCTCGCAGAGCTACACGCCGTCGGCACAAGCAAGACGTCGCTGAACACCGCGAGATCCAATGCATGGCGGAGCTGTCTCGTCAGCTTCTTCGCAAGCCGATTTAACGCCCCCAAAATAGCCGACGTGGGCTCGGACGCGGAAAACGGGGAAACACCCGCCGCACCCCAGAACGGGGCAAACAGCCCGCAAACAGGCGCTCAAAACGGCAAAACCGAGCCGAAGCCCCTCTCGGGTGCTCAACTGAACCGTCTTTACAGAAAAGCCGAGGCGGCGGGCGTCACGAAAGAGCAGGCGGTTGCCCGCATTCTCGAGAAGTACGACAGAACGGATCCCGCGCTTATGACGCGCGAAGAATACGACGAGATCTGCGGTTACTACGACGAGCTTGCTCGCGGGAGGTAAAGATGCATCACCCGAACGCAACACACCCGCCCGATATGGGCGACGACAATCTCCCGCTCTAATGCGGGGAAGGAGACAAACAGTATGGCATGGATCGAAAGCCACCAAGAACTGGGGCGACACCCCAAGACGAATAAGCTGACGCGGATCTTGAAGGAAACGCAACCCGAAACTAAACACCCCGCTGTTATCGGCTATTTGCACTATCTCTGGTGGTGGGCGCTTGACTACGCTCAAAACGGCAGCCTTGCAAGGTACGACAACGCGGAGATCGCGGAAGCGGCTCGCTGGGAAGGTGATGCCGATACCTTCGTCAACGCTTTAATAGACGCGGGCTACGTTGACAAAACCGACGAAGGGCTTCAACTGCATGACTGGTACGAATACGCCGGAAAGCTGGTCGAAAGGCGCGAAAAAGACCGCGAAAGGAAGAAGAAAAAGAAAGGCGCGGGCGGAACTCCTGACAATTCCGACGGAACTCCGCAGGACGGCGCACGGCTTCCGAGCGTACATAACCCAACCCAACCTAACCAAACCAAACACAACCAAACAAAACCTAACCGTACAGAACAGAACCAAACTGCCGCCGCTGAAGCGCCGTCGGTTGCGGATATGTTCTCGCAATTCTGGGATGAATACCCGAAGAAAGTCGGGAAAGCGAAATGCGCCGAAATCTGGAAGAAACTCAAGCCCTCGGCAAAGCTCTTTGAAAAAATCATGACAGCGCTCAGGGCACAGAAACAAATACCCCAATGGCAAAAAGACGGCGGTGCTTATATTCCGCATCCGCAGACGTGGCTCAACAACAAACGCTGGGAAGACGAACTCCCCGAAGTTTTGAAGACCGAAGGAGGCGACAATGGAAGAACCCAAAAAGCAGAACCCGCAATCACAGGCTTCCACGCGGCAGAGTGAGCATTACGAAATCTTCGGAGATGAAACTGAACGCTTGAAACGCTACCCGAAAGCAGATCCCCCACCTCCGCCTGTAAAATGTGAATTTTGCAATCGAACACTCTACGCGCATGGTTATGAACTCGGACAGAAGATTCACTGGGTCAGTCATGAGAGATGCAACTGCGAGAAAGCAATCGCCAAAGCAAAGCGTGAAGAGGCTGAACGGCTGGCGGAAGAAGAACGCAAGAAGGAAGCCGAACGCAATCGTCAACTGCAGGAACGAGTGAGGAAGATCGTCGGGCAGAGCGGTATAGGCGCCCGCTTCCGTTTGAGAACTTTCGAGTCGTTTGAGCTCAACGATGAAAACAAAAAGGCGGCGCTTCTCTGCCAAAAGTACGCCGACACCTTTCGGACAAAACTCCCAAGCAACACCCCGAACCCCGGCAGGAACGGATTGTTTATCACGGGACCGAAAGGCACAGGGAAAACACACCTTGTTGCCGCGATCGCGAACCAGCTCATGAATCAGGGGATCCCCGTCATCTGCATGACGATGATCGACCTGCTGGAAAGGATCAAGTCGACCTACACAGATGCCCGTCAACGCTTTGGAGGTTACTACGACGCCACTGACGTGCTCGATGCGTACACAGACGTTCCCCTTCTGGTCATCGACGATCTCGGAAAAGAACAGCCGACAGAGTGGGCGATCTCAAGGATCTACGCGATTATAAACGCTCGCTATGAGGCTCTTATGCCCACCATTATCACAACAAACTATTCGGAGGCGGAACTGCTTCGCAGACTTACCCCGAAAGACAGCAACGACACAACAACTGCGGATGCGGCAATCGACCGCCTACGCGAAATGTGCGCGGCGATCGTTACAACTGGCGACAGCTGGCGCACGAAATAAGGAGGCAACCGTGAAAAAGAAAAAACTCGTTTATATTTGCTCCCCCTACAAGGGAGACACTGAGACGAATACGCAGAACGCGCTCTACTATTGCGCAGCAGCATTCGCCGCAGGCTACATACCGATCGCTCCGCACGTCTACTTTACGCGCTTTACGGACGACAACAACCGCAAGGAACGCGCCGAAGGCTTGGCGGCGGGAAAGCAACTTCTTCTCCTCTGTTCGGAGGTGTGGGTGTTCGGTCTTGATAAACCCAGCAAAGGAATGCGCGAAGAAATTGCGCTCGCGATCAGGAGCGGAATCCGCGTATTTGACGGAGAGCTCAAAACAAGGACGAAGGCATCCGCTGATCAGGCGCTTTTGCCTGCCTATAAGGATCTCATCGTCTCAACCTTCGGACCGTTCGTCGAAACGATCGCGACAGCCTTCGCACCCGTTGCGGATGCACTCAATGCAGTAAACCTGAAACTGCCGCAACAGGAGAGCAAAGGATGAACATGACACTTGAAGAATACAGGCGCATGACGGCAGGAAAGCGCTCGCGCGAAGCCGGGGCAAGTTTTGAGGACGCTATAAGCGCATCGCTATCATGGCACGAAGCTCGCGGACTCTTGAAAGCTGACAAAACGCCCGAACCAATGAAGCCGCTCTCGAAGCCGAACAAACAAGGACAGTTCCTTGCTTGCTTTACCAAGAAGGCGCAGGTTGATTTTTGCGGAACGATGCACGGCGGGCGCTCGGTGCGCTTCGAGGCGAAGCAAACCGACACCGATCGCTTTAATCGGAACCGCCTGACAGACGAACAGATGGACGACCTGCGCGGGCACGAGAAGCTCGGTGCACTCTGCTTCATCCTGCTCTGCTTCGGCATCGACCGCTTCTACAGAGTGCCGTGGAATATCTGGGAGAACATGAAGGAAATATACGGCCGCAAGTATGTCAAAGAGAACGACGTCAAGCAGTACAGGATCCCCTCTGTTGCCGGTGTTCTTAAGATCATGCACGGGATTCTCGACGTGAACGAAATCAACAAAAAGGAGTAAAAAATGGGACGATTTAATCAAAGAAAGCGCAACGGTCGCTTTGGGCGAATGTCGTGCGTTGAGCTCGGGCTTTTAAGAGAAGACCAAGTCGCTTGCCGCCCTATGATATGCGGCAAATGTGGTCATGAGTGGAGCCCGCTCATTACAACAGGCAAATGCCCCAAATGCGGCAACCAAGAAGGACACAAATTCAAGGAGCAAGAAAATGGATAAATTTTTCAGCCAGCAAAACTGTGACAGATGTGGGAAGCCTTTGACGGGCGGCCGCACGATGTCAATGTACAACACCGACTGCATCTGCATGGAGTGCAAGCGCAAGGAAACGGAAAGAGCGGACTATAAAGCCGCCAGCCAAGCCGAGCACGATGCAGTTAAGAATGGCGTTCGAAACTTCAAAGGAATCGGACTGAATAAGTAAACCAATCAAGGAGACAACCGACATGGAAATGACCACTCACGAGATCGTGCGGATGTACAAAGACGCCGCCGACAAAAAGAAGCAAATCACCATCCTCGCGCAGATGAACCTCTGCACCCCTGAAGAAATCAGGGACGAACTAATCAAGGGCGGAATTGATGCCCGGACACTCCCGAGAAAAAGAAAGAAGCCCGGCGAGAAGGTTGCGGAAACAACTGTGGTACCCGAAACCACTCCCGCCCTTGATGCGGAAACGAAAGCAGTCGAACAGGCGCCCGCCGTTCTCATACCAATCAAAGATGCCGCGCTTGTGCGTGAGGCGCTCCTGTTCTATGTCGGCGACGTAAACAAAGAACTCAACGAACGCCGCGCAGAAGTCAACGCTCTCGAAGCCGCAGCGGCGGAAATTGTGCGAATCGTCGGAAATATCGAAAAGCAAACCACGGAGGCGCAACATGATCCCATTCCCAGATAAAAAGTACAACGTCATCTATGCGGATCCGCCGTGGGGCTATCAAAACAAAGCCACCCGCGCCGCTGCCGACAAGCACTACGGCACGATGACGCTCGAAGAACTCAAACAGATGCCTATCACACGCGGGGGGGGGGTGCTTAGCGGCTGACGACTGCGCTCTATTTATGTGGGCGATGTTCCCAATGCTCCGCGAGGCGCTTGAGCTCATCGAAGCGTGGGGCTTCAAATACAAAACGATCGCATTCAACTGGATCAAACAAAACAAAAACGGCGCCGGGCTGTTCTGGGGGCTCGGGAACTGGACGCGAAGCAACTCGGAGATCTGCCTGCTTGCTATCAGGGGAAAACCGAAGCGCATTAGCGCGGCCGTGCACAGCGTTGTTATGGCGCCAGTGCAAAAACACAGCCAGAAACCAGACGAAGTGCGTGAGCGCATCGTCAAACTGGTCGGAGACGTTCCGAGGATCGAGCTCTTCGCTCGGGCGGCAGCTCCCGGCTGGGACTGCTGGGGCAACGAAGCCCCGCAAAACAACACCGAAATAAAAAAACAGGAGGAACTACCATGAACAACCCCAATACAACTGCGGAAACCCGGCGTGAAAGCTACGAAGCAATCACAACGGAAACCAGCAAGCGCGGTGCGCTCATCCTCGATGTTCTCGGCGATAAACAGATGACCGTCGACGAAATCGTCAACGAACTGATCGCCCGGCGCGAGCTCCTGCACTTCGATCGCAACTTTGTCGCCCCTCGGCTCACCGAGCTCAAGGAAGCGGGCATTGTCAAAACGATCGGGAAACGCAAGAGCGACCGCACAGGAAAAAATGTCGCCGTCTGGGCGAGAGTAAAACAAGATTAAGGAGAAAGCCATGAACAACCAACCGAACACCAGCAACTTATTGAAGCGCAATACTTACAAGGCGATCAAACGCATGGAGCGCGAACAGCTGAGCGAGTACATCTCGAATATTTACATAAAAGGCTTTGAGGCAGGTCGCCAAGCCGCTACCCCTACCACACTGATGGACGCCCTCCGCGACACGCTCATCTCTGTCGCCGACATCGGGCCCACCAGAGCCGACGCGATTATCAAGCGCCTTTCGGAAGCCATGAAGCTCGGCGGGGCGGCGGAACAGCCCAAGACTCAAGAGCCCACCACCGCCGTCACGGACGCGGAGAAGATCCTCGCGGGTGCCGTGTGCGACAGCGGAATGGACTGCTGCAAGCTCTGCATCCACAACGCCGAATGCAACGCGCCCGACAATTATTCGGAAGACGCCGGGAGCGATCGCGACAAGTGCATCGAGGGGCTTATACGCTACGCAAAAGGAGGAAACACCAATGGCTGACGCAAAGCAACAGGATCCCATTATCAAACGCGCCAAAGTCAAAGGCACCGGGCTCCCGATCGACGGGCACACGCTGACCTTCGGCTTCTGGGCTTACGACGGGCGCAAACAGCCGCACTTGTTAGACTGGGAAAAGGAATCCGACGACGCCGTCATGAGAACGATGCACCAGACGGATGAACTCTACAGCGGGAAACCGCTCGAAGAGTTTGCGAAGCTCTGGGTGGCGGGCGAGTACGAAAGCGACGGTGCGTTCTGCATCGCGCCCGAGTGCATCGAAGTCGTCAATATCTCCTGCAACGCCGAAAACATCAGCAACAGCACGGTCGTGCAAGCCAACAAGGCAGAAACGATCCACGTCGAAAACAAGGTGCAGATCAATAGCAACAACGGAGGCGGCGGCGATGAGTAAATCACAAACGAAACCCGAACCCAAAGCAACCGCCGACAATATACCCGTCTACTGCGCTCACGATGCGATCGTGAAGACGGCAGACATGAAGCCCAACCCCAAAAACCCGAACCAACACCCTGAAGAACAGCTCCGCCGCCTCGGCTCCATCATACGCGCCGCAGGCTGGCGAAACCCGATAACCGTCAGCACCCGCTCGGGGCTTATCGTTCGCGGACACGGGCGCCTTATGGCGGCACAACTGGCGGGGCTCAACGAAGTGCCGGTTGACTATCAAAACTACGCCACGGAAGCGGATGAGCTTGCGGATCTGGTTGCAGACAACCGCATCGCCGAGCTCTCCGATCCCGATATGCAAAAGCTCGCGGAAGTGTTTGCATCTATCGAAGAAAGCGACACCTCTATCGACCTGACCGGGTACAGCCGGGAAGAATACGACGAACTCTCCGCCGCCTTCTCGGACGCAATAGAAGCAACTGCGGCACCGTTGCCCGAGAACCCTGACGAAATCATTCCCGAAACCCAAAAGGAAACCGTAACGCGCCGGGGCGACCTGTGGATCTGCGGAAATCACCGCGTCTACTGCGGAGACAGCACAAACGCGAAAGACGTCGCGGCGCTGATGCAGGGCGAGAAGGCGGCCATGTGCTTCACGGATCCGCCGTGGAACGTCGCGATCGGACTGAGCTCCAACCCGAAACACCGCCAGCGCGAGGCTATGCTTAACGACAATATGCCCGAGGCAGACTTTGAGAAATTCGTCGAAGGTTTTGCCCGCCAGCTTGTCGACATCGTCGCGGGCGATCTGTACTGCGTACTCGGCGCCAGCGAGTGGCCCACTCTTGATAAATGCCTGCGCGGCGTCGGATTCCACTGGAGCGCGACGATTATCTGGGCAAAAGACACGTTCGTACTCGGCAGAAGCAAATACCACCGCCGTTACGAACCTATCTGGTACGGCTGGCACAATAACGGGAAAAGCTCGTTTTGCAACCGCAGAGACTTAGACGACGTCTGGGAAGTTCCGCGTCCGAAGCAGTCAAAAGAACACCCCACTATGAAGCCTGTCGATCTGGTCAGGAAAGCGATCACAAACAGCAGTGTCGAGGGCGATCTCGTTCTGGATCTCTTCGGCGGAAGCGGCACGACGATGATCGCCAGCGAATACGAAGGACGCCGCTCTGCACTGATCGAGCTCGCTCCGAAGTACGTCGACGTCATCGTTCGCCGATATATACAAACCACAGGCAGGAAAGACGTCAAGTGCATCCGCAACGGCGCGGAGCTCGGGGCGGCGGAAATTGCAAACATATTCAAGGAGGCAGAAAATGAATAAAACAAAGATCGACTGGTGCGAGCGCACCGTGAACCCTGTCGTCGGGTGCCCGAATGGGTGCGAATGGTGTTACGCTCGCCGACAAAACAAACGCTTCCACTATGTGGAGAACTGGGATAAGCCCGAGTTCAAGCCTGAAGTTTTGAAGAAGTTCAACGCTAAAAAGCCCCACACGGTGTTCATCGACAGCATGAGCGACATCGGGTGCTGGCGTCTGGACTGGCTGGTGGCGGTCATGCAAGCGATGGCGAACAACTCGCAGCACAAGTATATCGCCCTCACAAAGACGAGCATCGCAAAGCTAAACGACAAGATCGGCGACGCTCTGGCTAACGTCGACGGCGACTTTGATCTGTTTATCGGGAAATCTATCACGACACAGGCGCAGGCGGACGCATTCTCGGCGGAGAACGAGATCATCGACTTCCTGAGCATTGAGCCCCTGCTTGAGCCTATTGACCTAAAGAGCGCCGTCAAAATGATCTCCGCGATCATTATCGGGGCAGAAACAGGGAACCGCAAAAACAAGGTAAAGCCGAGCGTGGACTGGGTGAATAATCTCGTCAAGCAAGCCGATGCGGCGGGCGTTCAGGTATTCATGAAGGAAAGCCTCCGCTCCATAATGGGCGCCGACTTCCGTCAGGATCCGCTACCGTGGCAACAACACGGAGGCGACGAATGATACACCTCGGCGACGTAACGAAAATAGACGGCGCTGTCGCCCCTCTCGTCGACGTTATAATCGGCGGAAGCCCTTGCCAAGATCTATCAGTCGCAGGGAAACGTGCAGGGCTGGACGGCGCCCGCTCCGGGCTTTTTATGGAGCAAATTAGAATCATCAAGGAAATGCGAAGGAGATGCGAAAATGCTGGAGCAAATGAAATTAGACCTCGATACTTTGTGTGGGAAAACGTCCCCGGAGCCTTCAGCTCAAACGGAGGCGAGGACTTCCGCACGGTGCTCGAAGAAATCTGCAGAATCGTCGACGAAGGAGCCCATGTTCCTCGACCTCACACGGGGGGGGGTACACTTTGGAGAACAAGCGGAGCAATCATGGGCGACGGGTATTCCGTCGCATGGCGAGTGCTTGACGCTCAATTCTGGGGAGTCCCCCAGCGTCGCCGTCGCATCGCACTTGTCGCAGATTTTGGAGGCGCAACCGCTCCCGAAATACTATTTGTCGCCAAAAGCGTGTCAGGGGGTACTCAGGCGAGCAGAGCGGCGCGGCAAGGAACTCCCTCCGATATTGAAGACGGCGCTGGAACGCCAATCGGCTTTGACTATCTGCAAGGATCAGACTCAAGAGGAATAGGCGCCGAAGCGGACCGTTGCGGAACTATCAGGGTACAGCCCCACATAGCTGTCTGCCATGAGAAGCCGATCGGCTTCAATTACACGAACAGCATCACCGCAAAAACAAACCCCACGATCGACAAAGCGGAAGCGCTTCGAGCTTCTGGTGGCGGCGGTGCCGCTGTCTGCTACGCCTTAGACCGTGCCTCGTTTAATCAGGGAGCGAACGCGCAATACAACCCGAGCATAACCGACGACGGAGTGAGCCAGACAATAGTCGCAAAAGGTCCCGGCGCTGTTTGCATAAAACCCTCAGGCGCTGAAGTCTACGACGCAAGAGGAAACGGCAACGGGGAAACAGTCCCGACCATAACAGGCGATCACAATGACCGCATCACGGACTATACTGCAGTCGTTTGCTTTGATATTAACCGCCGCGACGTTGCTCGCGAGTTCGGCGACAAAACGCCCACATTACTTGGTTTTATGGGTACTGGTGGCGGAAACACCCCCGTCGTTGCATCTCGCCCCACTTACTGCCTGCAAGGTAACGGCATCGACCGATCGGAGACGGCAGGGTGCAACGGCAAAGGAATCAAGGAAGGCGTCTGCTACACCCTGAACACGATCGACCGCCCAGCGGTAAGCGACGGCGCCGAAGGTTACATAGTCCGCCGCCTCACACCGCTCGAATGTGAGCGCCTGCAAGGCTTCCCGGACGGATGGACGGACATCGGCGAATGGATCGACGAAAAAGGTAAAACCCGCCAAACCACGGACGCGGTTCGATATAAGGCTCTCGGCAACTCGATCGCGATACCGCCGTGGAAATGGGTGCTCAAAAGGCTCTGCGCGTACTACGAGCGCGACGCCACAATGGCGAGCCTGTTCGACGGCATCGGGGGCTTCCCGCTCATCTGGGAGCAACTCAACGGACGCGGTTCTTGCCTCTGGGCGAGTGAGATCGAAGAGTTCCCGCTCGCAGTAACAAAAAGACACTTTCAAGGAGTAACGGCATGAAAAGAAAAACAAACCCCTATCTCGACGGGCCCGAGTATTCGCTCAACATTACCCGACAGACAAACACGAAAGGCTTGCAGGTTATGACGACAAGGGAAACGCCGACAACGCACAACCTCGGGAAGCTGATCTGCTTCAACTGCGCCAAATGCGGCCGCAATATAGTCAACTGCTATGAAATGGATCCCGGACGCGGCGGCGGAATACACGAGGATCTGCACTACTGTTCCAAATGCGGCAACCCGATCGACTTCGGCGAGTTTTATCACAAGCCACAACAGCCAAACCCGCCAACGGCGGACGACAATATCAAATTCGAGGACTAAAACATGGAAACGAAAAAAGAGCAACCATTCAACGGAATGAAGTGGAAAAAGACATCAAGCACAAGCTGGGAAGCTCGCGGTCAAAAAGGCACCTTCTTCCTGAAAGCCAAATGCGGCGGCTGGTGTGGGGAATACATACCGACCAACCCCTACGGCAAACGCTTCTATTTGCGCTGGACGAAGAAGATCCGCGAACTCAAAGACTGGTGCGAAGAAAATCACTACTGGGAGGAACCGAAACGTGAAAGCCCTATCAATATGGCAGCCATACGCAAGCCTTATTGCGATTAAAGCGAAGCAGTACGAAACGCGGTGCTGGGCGACGAAATACCGCGGGCCGCTGGCGATCCACGCCGCCGCCAAGTCTCCCGCCGCCGTGTATAAGATACTCGATACCGACACCGTCGGGATGATAGAGAAGGCAATCGCTCCTCTCTGCACTACGGCGGAGAAGCTCGGCGACATCCGGGCGAAATGCCTGCCCACGGGCAAAGTGATCGCGATCGCGATCCTGACGGACTGCATCCCGATCACGGAAGAGTTTGCCGCATCCGTAAGCGCGGAAGAACGTGCCTTCGGAGACTGGACGCCCGGACGCTATGCGTGGAAGTTTGAAAAGGTCTGCATCCTTCCGTTCTTCATCAAGGCAAAAGGACAGCAAGGGCTCTGGAACCTACAGACCGACAAAATCAACGACAAAGGTGAGTATATACCCGCCGCCCCGAGCGGCGCGTGATATGTGGGCGGTTATAAAGCCCGGACGCGGACACAATGCACTCCCATTCGCTGAGGGAGAGCTGCGGCGCTTGAGTCACAGCGCCGTCGCGCCGGGAAGAATAACCACCTAAGAACAAGGAGGACAACAAGAACAATGAAGTGTGCAGAATGCGAAAACTGCAAATTCGCAGGCGACAAGGGCGGCGTCAACCGCTACTACTGCGAACACCCCGAGGCGGCGGCCAGCGTAAACGCAAGCGCTCGCTTGATCGCCCGAACCGAAAGACACAGCACGGAGCTTCCCGTCAAAACGTCGCCCCGCTGGTGCCCCATCAAGTACAAAAATTAAGGAGACAGAATGAACACGCAAAACGAACAACAGAAAGATGATCCTGTCAACCACCCATCCCATTACACGGACGGCAAGATCGAAGTCATTGACTTCATTGAGGACAAAGGACTGAACTTCCACAGGGGCAACGCGGTCAAATACATCGCTCGCGCAGGGAAGAAAGATAAAAACAAAGAGATTGAGGACTTAAAAAAAGCGGTGTGGTATATCAACCGCGAAATCAAAAGACTGGAGGCAAAACATGAATAATCAATTCAAATCTGTATTTTTCAATGATCCCGCGAATCTGGTCGCGGAAGCGTTTGCGGAACTTTACCCCGACGTGAAATACGAGGCGGCGCTGTCACCCGAGATCTACGACAACAACGGGACGGCAGTCTGCTCCTGCATCACGTTCCCGGACGAAAACGAGCCCGCGGACGCGGTGCCGATCGTGATCGTTAATTCCCAGCTCGGCGTCGAGGTTGCCGCCGAAGCACTCGCCAAAGAGCTCATACACGTCGCGCTGGGCCCTGACAGCTTGCAGGGCGGGGAAGCCTATGACGCAGCACTCAAAACCCTGACGGACAAATATAACGAGATCGGGCGCGAGCGCTTCCCAGACGATCCCACAGTAAACAAAGGCGAAGGAGGCGGCGGAAATGGCTAACAAGAAAGACTACAGGGGCGGTTGCCTCATACTGACTGTTTGCGCCCTCTGCTTCATCTGCCAGATCGTATTACTGACATTAAAGCTCTGCGGAGCGGTTACATGGCACTGGGCGATCGTGCTGATTCCGTTAATGCTCTTGATCGGGCTTCCCCTTCTCCTGATAATGCTGTACGTTCTCGTTCGACTTCCTGCGGAAGTCTGGCGGAACTATAAGCGAAGAAAGCGCGTCGACGCGGAAGCGGCAAAGTACGGAATGGAACGTCAGCCGGGCGAAACGACGGGCGAGCTCAAAAAGCGCATAATCAAACGCGACATGATCAGCGGAAACTACTCACGCAAGGATCTCAAAGAGCTACTCATGAATAAGTTCCCCGACATCGCAAGCTGTTCGTTTATCATCAACAACAGCCCGACGAACCCGACGGTCGTCATCTCGGTCAAAAAGACCGACGACTTCTCGGACGGCGGGATCACGTTCCAGAAATTCACAGACACCGAACTCTCTGCAATACTCGCGGAAGCGGTTCAGTACATACCCGAAAAATACCAAGTAACTATCAAAAACAAGGAGATCGAAGAAAAATGAGACTTTTCAGCACCGAACAAGTAAGCAAATACCACCCCGACAAATATGCCGACCAGATCAGCGACGCCATACTCGACGCCTGCCTGCAAGCCGATGAAAACAGCCACGTCGCTTGCGAAACTCTGGTAAAGGATGACGTCATCGTTCTCGCTGGCGAAATCACAACCGCCGCCACTATCGACTATGCGGAAATCGCCCGCAACGTCGCGAAGAAACTCGGGTACCCCGTCAACAGGATCGAGACGTTCATAAAAACGCAGTCGCCCGAGATCGCCGCAGGCGTCGGAAGCGGCAAAGATCAGGGCGCCGGGGATCAGGGCATAATGTACGGCTATGCCTGCAACGATACCGACAGCGGGCTCCCGTTCGGCTTCGATCTGGCGAATAGAATCATCGCCGCACTTGAGCACGATGTCGAAACCAACCCCTACACCATACTGCAGGGCGACGCCAAGTGTCAGGTAACGGTTGACCTTGACGCCCCCGCCGATATGTCGAGCGTCCAGAAGATCCTCGTCAGCGTTTGCCACACGCCCCAAAGAGGGCAGAAGCGCATCCAAGCGTTTATTAACCACATACTCGATACGCTCGGCGTTCCCGCTTCCGTGGAGAGAATAATCAACCCTGCGGGATCGTGGACGATCGGCGGACCGTCTGCGGACGCGGGGCTCACGGGCAGAAAAATCGTCTGCGATCAATACGGCGGTTATTGCGCCGTGGGCGGCGGAGCGTTCTCGGGGAAAGATCCCTCGAAGGTAGACCGTTCTGGGGCGTATATGGCGCGTAAAATCGCCAGAGCGCTACAACTGGCGCACGGGCTCAAATGGTGCGAGGTTCAGCTTGCCTACGCCATAGGACGCGCCGAGCCGATGAGCGTCATCGTCAACAGCGATCAGGCGGCGGAAATCAACGAGAAGCTCACGAAGCTGGTTATCTCCGAATACGATCTCACGCCTGCGGGCATTATCAACACGCTGGATCTCCTGCACGTCAACTATGAGAAGATCGCCGAAGGTTGCCACTATCGCAAGGAGGGCGGCGTATGAGCGCAAAATCGGAAAAGCCGAACGCAAACAAAAAGATGAGCTTCGCCGAGTATATAGCGTTCTGGGGCTTCGTTCCGCTTATATGCTGCGACGGATGCAACTGGCGCCGCGAGTGCTTCGATATTGAAACCTGCGGACCGTGTAAAGAATACAAAGCCCTTTGCGGCTACGACGAAGGAGGTGCTAAATGAGCGAAAAGACTCAAGCAAAACCGAAAGCGGTGGCGGCGGGCATTCCTGTCTACTGCGCTCATGACAAGATCGTCAGGACGCTGGATCTCATTCCGAACCCGAAGAACCCAAACAAACACCCACAGGGACAAATCGAGGCTCTGGGTGCTATAATACGCGGTAGTGGCTGGCGAAACCCGATAACCGTCAGCACTCGCTCGGGGCTCGTCGTAAAAGGGCACGGGCGCCTTCTGGCGGCACAGCTTGAAGAACTCGACGAAGTGCCGGTTGACTATCAAGACTACGAGTCGGAGGCGGCGGAACTCGCTGACCTGACGGCAGACAACAGGATCGCGGAGCTTGCAGAAACCGACAACAAACTGCTTGTCGAAGTTTTTGCAGGAATTGACGCGGGCGACATTGATTTTAATTTATCAGGCTATTCAAAGGACGAATACTCGGAAATAGCCGCCGCCCTGAACGAAAGCCTTGCCGCATCCGAAGAACCCGAAGAAGATCTCGACGATATTCCTGAAACCCCGAGCGAGCCTGTCACGCAATACGGCGACGTCTGGATCCTCGGCGGTCGCCACCGCGTAATGTGCGGAAATTGCACGGTCCCCGCGGATCGCGACAAACTGCTCGACGGCGCGGCGCCCCAGATACTCCTGACAGATCCCCCTTACTGCTCGGGCGGCTTCCAAGAAACAGGGAAAAGCACGGGAAGCATCGGAACAATGCGCGCCGACGGCGGCCCGCTTCCGAAAATCGCGAACGACATCCTTTCCACGCGCGGCTATCAGAACCTTATCGCCAAAGCTCTCGCCGATATTCCTTGCCAATTCGCCTATATCTTCACCGACTGGCGAATGTGGGTATATCTATTCGATCTTGTCGAAGGCGCGGGCTTCGGGATCAAGTCGATGATTGTCTGGAACAAGAAAACGCCGGGCATGGGCGTCGGCTGGCGCTCCCAGCATGAGCTCGTATGCTTCGGAAATCGCGGCAAGGTCAAGTTCGACAACCACAAAGGCTACGGCAACGTCATCGAGTGCTCGCGATCGGGAAACGAACTGCACCCCACCCAAAAGCCCGAGGAAGTTTTCGAGATCCTGCTCGACAACATGGAATGGGCGCAAGGCGTTTATGATCCATTCGGCGGCAGCGGCACGACGCTCACAGCCGCCGAAGCCAAAGGGCAACAGGCGTACATTATGGAACTGACACCACACTATACCGACGTCATCGTCAAACGCTGGCTCCGCGTCACGGGCGGCGGAGACGTCAAACTCATACGAAACGGGGTAGAACTACCGCCCGAAGAATACGAGAGAATTTTTGAGACGAACGAAACAACAGACTGAAGGAGGCGGCGGAAATGAAAAAAACGCAAGCGATCAAAGAGAGACTCAACGCACACAGGGAAATGCTCACCAAACTCGAAGCCTTAAAGCAGGAGCTTCAATTCATAATTGATACATACGGAAGCCCCCGCGCTATCGACTATTCGGGAATGCCGCACGGAAGCGGCGACGGCACAAGCGAAACCGAGCGCGTCGTTTTCAAAAAAATCGCCATCGAAGAACGAGTGCAGAAAAAGGAGAGCGAAATCACGGCGGACTGGGCTGAGCTGGAGCCCTACGTCGATCAACTCGCCCCCTACGAGACGCTCATTATAAACCTCCGCTACTGCCACGGTGCAGAATGGCGCGAGATCTGCCAACGCCTATACGACAAACACGACGATTTTGAGGAAGAACTCGACCAATACATGAACCGTCTGTTCAAAACCCACGGTCGCGCCCTGCTCAATCTTGCCAAGTTATACACACCCAGCGACACCTAATTCCGCACAATTCCGCCTGACTTCCTGCGGAAATCTAAAAGAAAGGCAGTAAACGGCAGTAAATGTCAGTAAAAAGCATTGAAAGTCAGCGCGACCATGTGTTAAAGTGTATGCTGTCGAAGAACCGCAACGGGGAAACCCGCCGCGGTTTTCTTTTTTACGACGGACAGATCCCGCTATCAGGGCGGGACGGCAGGGCGGCGGCTCTATGCTTCGCCTTACTTATCCACAGGACGACGGAGGCGGCTATGCAGTTAGACATCAGCATCCCCGGACTGGGCGACCTGCTATCAAAGGCAAAGAAAACGCAGGGCGATATTGAGAAAGCTGTCAAAGCCACCATGAAAGACTGCAAAGCCCGCGCTCCCGCGCAGGTCACCAAAGCGGTCACCGCCGTGTACGCGATCAAATCAAGCGAAGTAACGGCGGCGGGTAAGGCAGCCAAAGGCAGCGCAAAAACAGTCGGGGAAATCAAGATCAAGGGCGTCAGCCTTGAGAACATACAGCTGACATACCGCGGGCGCCTCCTAACTCCTACACACTTTTCTATGACGCCACGGACGCGGCCGCAGGGCGGGAAGCGATACACAGTCAAGGCGGCGGTATATAAGGGCAAAAAGAAAGCTCTCGGAAGCTCTGTTTTTCTTGCCCCCTCGGGGGCTCTGGGAACGACGGAGATCCCGTTCAAAAGAACCACCGACGCACGGCTTCCTATTGACGCGATCCGCACGGTCAGTATTCCACAGATGATCGGGAACCAGACCGTCGCCGCCGACATCAAGGTCAGGCTCAACAACCTGCTCATGACAAGGCTACAGCATAACATAGACCGCTATTGTAAAAAATAGCCCACCCCCATCAGGCGCCGCCGCCCAAGCGGCGCCCCATCCACTCGTTATAATCGACAGTACCTCGGGAAAAGGCAAAGCCTGCCAAAGGCACAAAGCGCATCAGCGAACGCTCACGAAAAAGTTCCCAGCAGGTACTGTCGGTTATATTTTACTCTTGCGGTGCTCGCGAGCCCAGAACTCGTGTAGTCCCCGGGAAGTTTTTTCAATCGTTTCGTTACGCAAAAAAAGGAGGTAATCATGGCAACACAGCCCTCGCAACCGAAGCGGACAATGGTCGAAGCGGCAATGGTCGCGAAGCTGTTCAATTTGACGGTTCGGCGCATTCAGCAACTCACGCAGGACGGGATTCTGACGACCGAGCTCGTCGATAAAAAACGCCGCTACGATCTACTTCTGACGGTTCAAAAATACATTGCTTATCTGCAGGAAAAGGTCGCCAAAAAAGGCGAAAGCAAGGCAGACGCCGAAAACGAGAGCCGCAAAATCAAAGCCGACGCCGACTATCGCGCTACGAAGGCAGAGCTTGCCGATATGGAACTTAAAGAGCTCCGCGGCGAGATGCACCGCAGCGATGACGTCGAAGCTATGACGACGGATCTCGTGTTTACCATCCGCGGCATGATGCTCGCGCTTCCCGGTCGGCTCGCGATCGACCTCGCAAAAATCACGAAGCCCGCGGAAATATCTGAAAGGATCAAGCAGGAAGTTTACGCGATCCTGCTGGAGCTCTCGAACTACAAGTACGACGCCGCCGCGTATAAGAAGCGCGTCCGCGATCGGCAGGGCTGGAGCGAACTCCTGAAAGATGACGACGACACAGGCTGAGGCGCTTCTCAATAAAGCAATCGCGCCCGCCGTCCGCAATTTTGCACCGCCTGACGACCTAACCGTTTCACAATGGGCTGACCGACACCGTCGGCTTTCGCCCGAAACTTCAGCCGAGGCTGGCCCGTGGAGAACCGCGCGGACGCCATACCTCAAAGAGCCGATGGATGCGTTCAACGATCCGAAAGTTACGAACATTGTCATGGTCGCGGCTTCGCAGGTCGGCAAATCTGAATTTTTGCTTAACTGCATCGGTTACGTTATCGACCAAGATCCCGCGTCCGCTATGTATATACAGCCGACGCTGGATGATGCCCGAAAATTCTCACGTCATAGAATCGCACCAATGATCCGCGACAGTAAGCCGTTACGGTCGAAAGTCTCGGATGTCAAAACAAGAGACAGCGGCAACACGCTCCTGCAGAAAGCGTTCCCCGGTGGTATGCTTACGCTTACCGGCTCGAACACCGCGGCCGCACCTGCG